GTGGGCATCGATAAGTGTGACAAAGGCAGGAAAGATATTTGGTCCACTGCTGCCTATGCTACGCTGTGGGGGTGGCCCACCGTTGATGATACCGCCGATCAGATCACCATATGTGAGGGGGAGATAGATGCTATGTCCCTAGATGATATGGGTGCTGATATGCCAGCTCTATCTATACCTAGCGGATGTTCTAACCTCGGTTGGATTGAGAATGATTACGAAGCATTGGAACGGTTTGAAACCATCTACCTCTGCTTCGATAATGACGAGGCTGGAGAGAAGGCTGCCAATGAGGTGGCCAAACGTCTGGGTATCACCCGATGCAAACGACTACGTGTTCCAGCTCCCCACAATGACCTCAATGATTTGCTGATCGCCGGGGGTGGTCTTGGTCCTCTGTACGAGAACGCCGAATCATATGATCCAAAAACACTCAAACCAGTTGACGGCATGGCCGCCGAACTTGCTGAGGAGATTGGTCGGTATCAACAAGAAAACGAACACAATCCATTCTTGTTTCCAGAACTTAAATACAGGTTTCGGAAAGGGGAGCTAACCATTGTAGGTGGATATCCAGGACACGGCAAAAGTCAGTGGCTTTACCAGAGCTGCATGCATGAGATGATCAACAATGATCGACGTGCCTGTATTGCCTCCTTTGAGATACCTAGTAAGTCTATGCTGTTCAATATGTTATGGATGCATAATGGTCATATGCCAAAGGAGGACAGTATCCAGTCTGATCTTACGCAATTCCAGGATCGATTGTGGTTCATCGAAGGCGTAGAGGGCGGAACAAATAGTTGGGAGAGTTTGCACCAAGACTTCTTGTATGCACATCGTCGATACGGTGTGGATTTGTTTGTCATCGATGCACTCATGCACATTGCGGCCAAAGATGATTGGAGCGGTCAGGAACGTATCGCCAAAGAGGCTGCTAAGTTTGCCATCGATAATGATGTCACTGTGTTGCTGGTCTGCCATGCTGATGCGAAGAAATCTGGGTCTGAACAAGTACCCGAAGTTGAGTATTTACTTGGCGGCCAAGGAATGGGTGCTGCCGCTCACTGCATTGTTATGATTTGGCGGAACAAGGCCAAAGAAAAAGCCGTAGAGGCCGGAGAGGATGTCACAGATGAGATGCCTGATGGTCGAATGTACGTGCCAAAACAACGTGCAAATGGTGTGACAATATATCGCGATTTATGGTTTGACACTACTCGTCGAACCTTTTCACTGGAACCTAAACCTCAACCGGGAGTGGATCTCCCGTTTTAATCATGACCACAGTAACAACACGAAAACGCCTGGGTGATCCCTGGGAATCAAGTCAGGGAAATACCTATTTCCCTTTTGTAGTAAATCTGTCTGACGGAACCACCGTCATGGCAAACGGAGCTTCAGAAGATCCGTGGTGGAAGGAAGGCGTTCCCGTCATCTTCAAAGATAACGGCAACCGCACGAAGAAGGGGCTACCGAAAGGCGGTTTCGATAAACCCGAAGGCGTCATCCCGTCAGCAACCCCTGCTGCCAATCGCAGTAGTGTAGCTAACGCCGATCGTGAGATAGGGATGCGTGTAGGCATGTCTGTAAACAACGCCTGTAACCTTCTGAGAGGTTCTAAGCTATCGGGTGAGGAGTTTGACTCTAAGCTAGAGGCATTGGCTCGCTCTATCTATACGGTGGCAGAACGGATTGCATCCAATCCATCTGGAGCAGAAGCACCAGCGGCTACCGCTGACGAAGAAACTCCATTCTAGATATGCACATCTACCAGCTCCAGGACGACAAGATTAGCCTCCTCACAGAGGTTGATACCATTGGTAAAATGCGGAAAGCAAAGGGCAACCTGGCTGTTTCGATCACCACCAAATTGGGTATAGCACCTAATTCGTTTCTGGATCGCTGGCGGATGCAAAAAATCTACGAACTCACCAAATCAACTCCAGAGCTGTCGTTCGACGTCATCGAGCGGCAGTCCTGGGGGATGAGGAGAGATTTGGACGGTACGATGGTGTTGAGTAGCATTTTTGGTACTCGTGTTCACGCCGAAATAGAGGCCGCCGTCCTCGCCCTCATTAGGGGAAATGATTATGACTCGGAGTACAAACAATACTACCGACCATTTTTAAAATGGATGGAAGACAACGATGCCTATCCCACTGCCTCGGAACATATGGTATTTGACCCTGATCTAAAAATTGCAGGTACTATGGACCTCGTTGCGAAGATGGATGGAAAAGTTTGTCTGTTCGATTTTAAAACCCGCGATTGCAAAGGCGCCGATCCCAAAACCAAAACCTATCCTAAAGATGCAATGCAGCTAGCAATAGGTGCCGACATCATCCAGCGACAAACCGGGTTGCCATATAACATCCCTATTTATTCGGTGATCATTGATGTAACCACCGGGCAAACGGGTGTTAAAAAGTGGACCGAAAAAGCCCAGGATAAAGCACTTAAAAAGGCTTTGGCCACTAACCACTACTACAACGTAATGAACGACCTATATGCCAGTTGAGAAGCCATACAATGGCGGAGAATGGACGACTGCTAGGATGCGGTCGTTTATTATGTCAGCTCTACGTAGGGCCATGTGGCCAGTCAAATATAGGGCTATCCGGGATAGCTACGTTGAGGATGGCATAAACCCCAAAACTGGCAGGAAATGCAAATTGCATCGATGCCCAGAATGCAAATCACTATTTCCGCAAAACCAGATGCAGGCTGACCACATCAAACCCGTTGTGCCATTAAGGGGATTTGATAATAAAGTGTGGTTGGAATACGATTGGAACGAATTATTACAGCGACTCTACTGTGAGGCTGATGGATTGCAGGCGGTCTGCAAATCCTGCCATAAAGAAAAGAGTTTAGAGGAACGAAAAAAAAGACATGTATATAAACGACAAAACACAATATGACAAAGCACAGGATACCATCTCTCAGAGGCACTCTCTATCCAACATTGTGAAAACCAGACCATCAGTGCATTGGGCAGAGCTGTTGCAAAAAACAGTGGATGATAGCCGAATTAGAGGTTGGGCTGCGTCAATCATTTGGTGGTCCTACCCAAGCGGAAATAGTCCTGTTAAGGGTCAGCTCCTGTACGATATGATGGAGGATTTTAGGCCATCGGTGTTTGGCCAATCTGAAAAACTCAGGGCGGTATTTGACGGATTGGGTTTGCCTCAACCAACTAGATCTAGGGAAACATGATCACTCTCAACACGGCAGAACAGAAGTTGGCTAAGTTTGTAGCCAAAGAACGCCACCGCCATGCTCGGAAGAAAGGTGTTACCAATCGTCGTATAGGTCCACAATCGGATGAACAAACCGACCTCGAAGGAATTGCCGCCGAAATAGCGTTTGCTCGTTTTGCAAACGTCTATCCCGACATCCATGTCGATCGAGATGAATACCCTAAATATGATGCTACATTACATGATGGCAAATTGGTGGATATTAAAGCGACCACCTACCCAGCAGGTCGTCTCATAGTGTCTCCCTGGAAGGATGTTGATGCGGTGGATGCCTATGTATTGGTCATCGGTGAGTTCCCATCATACCGCATTGCAGGAGCAATGGAGGGCTATCGCTTAATGCGTTCGCATCGCATGAAAGACCTGGGTCATGGTAAGGTGTTTGTTGCCACCCAGGATGAACTAAAACCTTTAAATGAATTATGACAGAGTTTGAATATTTACGAATGATGGTCCAGCCTCAAAGCACCTGCCAGAAAAAGGCTGTTGCTGCCGGGTGTTGGGTTGGAGAGCGGTTTGTAACAGCCGCCAATTATTGCGAAAACACTGGCCAGGTTTGTGAGCGACTCGACCTGCCCACTGGTGTCCAGCCCGATCTGTGTGAATCAGAACACGCTGAGATTAGATTGCTCGATAAACTAAAAAAAATTGATTTGTCTATGATTCCCAACGTCGTTTGGATTTATGGCCACAAGCACGTTTGCCCTGATTGTGCGGAGGCACTCTCTCAGTTTGGCATCCGAGAATTAAGAATTAGACATCACTAACCCCAACCACCAACACCATGACATCAATCACCATAGAAAACCAATACGGCCACTGCGAGGTTAGCATGCCGGACGACGATATGACCATCGACGAGATGATCGCATTGTTTGAGCAATCATTATCGGGCATAGGCTACCAC